GAAATAATATTTTTAGAAAATCACTTTAACGGTAAATATTGTGTTGAAAATGTTACTCCATATTATGATCCGTTAATACCCGCTAAAAAAAGAGGTCGCCATTTATACTGGACAAACTTTAATTTACCAATAAATGTTGGGGAAAGAGATTTTACAGGGATAATGTGTGGACAAAGCAATGACGAATTAGAAAAGCTTTGTGAGTTTCATAAAATTGATATTTCAAGCTACAAAGGCAACCAAAGAAAAGATAAAATTGCTCGTAATCTTGTAGATTACGAAGTAGGTAAAACCATTTTTGATACGGCACGTGGAATAATGCAAGAAAACAAAACTAATCAAATGCAAATGTTTTAAGATGAAATTAGAAAATATTAAAAAAAAGACCACAGCACAGCTAAAAAATCTAGGTAAAAAGTCAGAAGCAACAATCCAAAAAGAGATTGTTAATTTTTGCGAATTGAATAAAATATTAATTTTTTGCGTGCCAAACGAGGCAACTTATAATAATTCAAAATTTAAAAAAATGGGAGTTTTAGGGGGAGTGTCTGATTTGATTTTAGTTTTACAAAATAGAGTTATATTTGTAGAATTGAAAAATTATGAAGGAACCCAAGAAACAAATCAAAAAGAGTTTGAAAGTAGAGTTTTAAAATTGGGGCATCAGTATGTTATAATTAGATCACTAGATGAATTTAAAAAATTAATATGAAAACAGTAAACAGTATATCAGGAGGTAAAACTTCATCTTATTTAGCAAAACACTTTCCAGCGGATTATAATTTATTTTCATTAGTTAGAATTGAAGACGCAAAATGCACGCCAAAAGATAAAAAATTAGTGCAATTAATTTCTGATAAAATAGGAATGGAATTTATCGCAACAGCAGAAGACGACCGAACTTTGAAGGTCGTTTTGGATTTAGAACAATACATAGGAAGTAAAATAAAATGGGTAACAGGCGAAACATTTGAGCAAATTATTAGAAATGGAAGCGGATATTTACCTAACAAGACAAAAAGATTTTGCACTACTCAAATGAAAATAAAGCCAATTGCAGAATATTGTAGAAACGTTTTAGGGGAAATTGTAGAAACTCGTTTAGGAATTAGATATGACGAAAAAAACAGAGTAGATTATACAAATACAGACTTTAAATTTCACATTGCAAATAATTCATTTGGTCAAAAAAGAAGGGTGTTTAGTATTGAAAAATATCGAGAACTAAACTATCCGTTAGTTGATGAAAAAATAATGCATCACAGGATTTATTTGTGGAGCTTGTCAACTCCTATTATTTTTCCAGAAGATAGTAATTGTGTAGGTTGTTTTCACAAGCCAGTTATGCAATTGCGTAAAAATTGGGATGACAACCCGCAAAAAATGCAATGGTTTGCAGACCAAGAAAAAGGGCGTAAAAAATTTAAAGAAGAAATGAAATACGAAACTATCAAAAAACAAGGTCTGCAAATGGATTTTATTTTTGGTGGCGGTTCAGGATGCAGTTCAGGAGGCTGTCACGACTAAAACAAAAAAGGCAACCATTGAAAAGCTTGAAAAGGAAAAGCAATCCACAACTGCCGAACGGCGAAAAGAAATACAGGCTTATTTAGATTTTATTTATTACGGAATTAAACTTTAACAAACTTTAACACTTGAAAAGTATTAAAAATGTAAATACATATTGTATATTTGTATCAGCAATAACGCTAAAACAAAAATATAGGAATTATGACTACTACATTTAACACTTACTCAGCAAAAGATCAAGGAAGCTTTAAAAAAGGAGATTTAATAGTTTCTCAATCATTACAAGATTTTGAAAAATACAATGGTAAATATCTTGTGAAGATATACGATAAAATATCTAATTTAGGAGATAACAGAGTATATGTTGAGAAAGTAATAGCTTAATCATAAAAAACCGCAAAGCTCGGTAATAACTAAATATTATCGAGCTTTTAAATTAATAATCATATTTTGGAAAAATTAACAAAACAAAGATCATGAAAAAATACAGAATTGAACAACTAGAAAAAAATGCTTTTTATATTGAAGAGTATAAAGAAACAAGTATTGCAAAGCCTAATAATTCTTTTTGGAAATGGAAAAAAATTTATACAAAAGAATGGCGTTGGTCTCTTGTTAATGGTGTAAAACACCAAAATTTAGTTGATGCAATTGATGCGTTATTTCAAATTGATAAATATCCAATTTTGCATGAAATTAACTATAAAGAAAACATAAATCAAGAAAGTTATTTAGATAAATTAAGATCGTTGCTTGAAGGTTTGAGATGCGATAACATAACAACGCTTTTAAAAAACGGCAATATAGAAGATTTTAGAAGATACGGAAATGCTTATTTTAATTCAAAATTTAGATAAATGAAAATAGAAACTCAAGTTAAAATAGAAAAACTTAACAAAAAGTTGATAAAAGTAAATAAAAATCTTGATAAATGCAGAACTTCTGTAATTCAAGACGGATGGCAAACGCAAAGGCACGCAAAGAAATCCAGAAAATGGGATTTTTTGGCACAAGAAAAAATTAAGTTAATTCAAGAAATAGACGAAATTGAGCAAACAACAACCCAATGACCAAACAACCAACAGAAAAGCATTTAGCCACATTCCGACTTTCAAAAGATTGTCGGGATAAGCTAAAGCAATTAGCAGAAGATCAAAACACATCACAGGCATCTATCATTGAAAATTTAGTAAAAAATGAAAATATCAAAACTACCTAAAAACTAAAATCCAACAGTAAATTTATTAATTCACAGAGGGACACCAATATACCTCTGTAAAAAAATAATTCACTATATTTGCTTAAATTAAAAACTTTATATTATGAAAAAACTATTATTAATTTGTGCTATCGCTTTAAGTAGTTGCACAGCAGAAGATTCAAAGACGGAATGTGATTGTAGGGCAATTACAACGGTTAACGATGTACCTAACGGGGAAACTTACTATTACGGCGATGATTGCAGCGAAGATGGCAAATTGTTATTTGAATTTTTCGAGCCTGGATATGTAAGTAGAACAATTGTAAAATGTGATTAACTAACATAGAGTAACATGGCTTTTAAAGAAGGAGAAAACAGACCAGAAAAGGCAGGAAGAAAAGCGGGCGTGCCAAATAAAAATACTCACGCAATACGTGATTCTTTTCAATTGCTTGTAGAACATAATTTAGAAAAGCTACAATCTGATTTTGATTCGTTAAAAGAAGTCGAAAGAATTAAATACACTATTGAACTTGCTAAATTTTGCCTACCAACTTTAAAGGCAATTGAAATGCAGGGCGAAATTAAAACAACAGTAAGGCAACCTATTGTCTTTGTAAAAAAATGATAACATTTTCAGAAAAATATCATCCCTTATTTGAACTTTTAAACGGTATCTATCCAGAAGTAGATACCGTTCTTATTTCAGGGGGCAGAGACAGCGGAAAAACGTTTGCCGTTACTTGCTTTGTTCCTTTGGCCGCGGCCGATTATAACCACCGTATTCTATTTACTAGACAAACAATGTCTTCAACTGACCGTTCAATTACTTTAGCACTAGATAACCGTATGGAATTGCTAGGGGTTGAAGATGAATTTACTTTTGCAAATAACGATTACAAAACCAAACACAACAAAGGCTTAATTTCTATCACAGGACAAAAGACAAGCGTAGGAACTCAAACTGCAAAGCTAAAATCCCTTGAGGATTACTCAATGTTTATAACAGAGGAAGGCGAAGAACTTACTAATTATGAAGAATGGAAAAAGGTTAAACGTTCAGTCCGTGCAACAGATGTACAAGCGTTATCTATGATTGTATTCAACCCCCCTACAAAAGCGCACTGGATGTATGAGCAATGGTATAAATCAATTCCAGAAGGCTTTAACGGGGTTGTAGGTAAAATAATGTATATTCACACAAATTACCTAGACAACGGTAAGGAAAATATGTCGCCATCAAATTGGGAGGATTACGAAAGTTTACGTTTGCTTTATGAATTATATTTATCAACTGCAAAAGACAAAAGAGCCGATTTAAGCAAGAAAATAATCAAAGGGTACAAAGAGTACAAGAATATTGTTTTAGGAGCGTTCAGGGACACAGCAGAAGGCGTAGTATTTGATTATGAAATTGGGGAATTTATTTCAACGGAGTATGAAGATACATTTGGTATGGACGTGGGTTATAATGATAGTACGGCAGTTGTCAAGGTATCAGTTGACAAAAAGCAAAAGAAAATATACTTGCAAGAGGTTTTTTATAAATCAAATCAAATACCAGATACCATTGTAGATGCGATAAAGCCAATTGTAGGCACCAGCCGTATATGGTGCGACAGTCAGGCAAAAATGTTTATAAAAGATTTAGCAAACAGAGGATTGAATATTAAGCCGTGCGAAAAGCCAAAAATCAGGGATTCGATTATGAGTATTTTAAATTATGAGTTAATTGTAACAGCGTGTTCAAAAAATCTTATCTTTGAACTAAATAATTATAAATGGTTGGACAATAAAAAGGACGAACCAATAGACCAATTCAACCACGCAATAGACGCTTTTAGATATGCAGCTATTATAAAAATATCACGCAAAACACCAATGCCATTATGAGTTATGCAAAACAACCAAACAGTGACTTTAATTTTTTATACATTATTGGGGGCTTAATATTTTATTATTTTTTATTTAAATATCTTTTATCATGACAGCAAATAAAACAAAAAAAATGCATTTACGTAGATTTTTTCCGTATTTAAAAACCGAATACCGAAAACTAGAAAAAAAGGAACTGAAGAAAAAAGAAACTTTAAAAGAACTATTTGGCGATGACGAAACAAACATTGAAAAGCTTAAAGTTATTTTTGATTATCAAAATCTTTTATAAAATTGACGTAACATTTAAAAATGTGGGCAGGTTTATCGATCTTGAAACATTTATAAAAGATGAGGATGACAAAGCATTCATAAAGGCGACCGTAACGCCTCGACTTTGGTTTTTGACGATTCCAGAGTTCGTGCAGCGTTACACGGTTGCTTTGTACATTCAAGAAGCCGATGAAGTCAAAGCTAGTTTTCCTTGGATCTACAGCCCCCCACAGTTTCCAAATACAAACGAAATAACGCAAGGGTCTATGGAGCGTGAAAACTTTTCTTTAACATACGGCGGGTACACCGAAATGGTGTATCTTTGTGCTATATTTGAGGCGGTTAGTCCGCAAGTTATTTTTACATACGATACGAAATACTTTTTATTTTGGAGCGAATATTTATTGCGTAAGAAAACAGTTGAAAATTTAAAATAAAATAATTATGAAAGCAAAACCAATATTTTTAATCGGAATTCCTTGCAATGAGCCTACTATTGAATTTAAAGAGGCTTATAAAATATGGCAGGAGCGAATGCCAGACTATTATGTTTTCATTTATCAAAGTAATTCTGATGCAGTAGAATTAAAAGTTTTGAATGGAATTTTTCCAGATAATAAAATTTAAAATAATATGAACGAACTATTTTTATTAACGCAGTTTTTGGTAAATATATTTGGCGACAATGATTTGGTTAACACGATTACTTTGGTTAAAAGCAAGCATATTGATAACAACAAAGAAAATATCTATTGTTTAGTCAATATAGACTATTTAGAAAGCGAAACTTTGCCAGACGCGATAATTGCTAGTTATTTAATTACAGTGGTTCAGCAGCGAGATATAAGACCGAAAAAGACCGACAATAAATTAAGACTAGATACAAATCTAGTTGATAATTGGGCAGAAACTTTGGCGGTTATTTCTAAGTTTTTAAATAAAATGCAAAGTAATAATTTCGAAAATCACATTGAATTATTTAGCAATACGGAATCCAGAAAGCTAGAAAATTTTAATAAAAACGGACTTGATGGTCACCAAATTACGATAGAATTAGCAATGCCAAATCTAGGTTCAGGATGCTAGATGAAGCAGGCATTCGAGCCGTTGCACAAAGCATAGTTGACCAATCAAAGTCTAGTGCAAGAGTAGACACTGGAGCGTTAAAACGGTCTATATCGTTTACTTATGTAAAAGAGCAGGTTATTTTTAGAATGCTTTATTACGGGCAGTTTGGAAAAAATTCAAAGCTAGAAGCAAATGCAAGGCGTTTAATGCCGTCGGGGGTAAAGTGGAAAATTATCTACACTGAATTTGGCGGTGGTACTTTTGAAGTTGGCGTAACTCAAACAGGTAGAAATTCAACTAGAAAAATAATAGATTCCATAACCAGAAGTAGCACAACAGCAGTTACCTCATTATTAAACAGAATCCGTGGCAAAAAGAAGGACTAGACAGCAGATTGATGCCGACAAAATAATTAAGGCGCAATTAAACGAATTGGGCGAAAAGGTCTATCAACAAGCTAGAAATAACTCCAGAGTAGATACGGGGCGTTTAAGGGATTCCGTAAATTATATGGTTAAGCCTGATACCGTTTTGACGGTTGCACAAGTCTTTTATGGTAGATTTCAGAACCCAAACGAGTTGGAAGTTGCAATAAATAATAATGTAGACGAAACAATAAATTTAGTAGTCAAAGAAATAGTAGACCAAATAACGCAAAATTATGATAGTTAAAAAAATTGAGGTTATACATTTTTCGTCCGTTCAGCCTTTGTCAAAATTCATTATTTATTTCACTGATACCATTACAGGAATTTCAAATCAAATATCTGTTACTAATCAAACGGGCGGAACGTTTTCAGCAACTGGATTTAATAACTATTTTGTAACGAACGCTTTATTTGATGCAAATTTGTTTACGGCCCAAATAACAGGAACTTCTGTTTTTACTTTTCAAGGTAAGTTAGCAAATATAAATATTACAGATTATAAAGGTTTTAACGCAAATAATGTAGAAATTGCAGGAGGCTTTAATTTTTCAATTAGAGACGTTACCGTCCCAGACGTTGCACCAACACCTCCAAACTTACCATTAAATGTTCGCACACCAATTGACAACGAAAGTAAAATATTATTTGTCAATGATTCCGTTTTTGTAAGAGAGCCAGCAACTTTGGAAACAAAGTCAATTTTAATTGATTTATTTATTTGGGATGGCTTACAAAATAAAGTAATAAACCAGCCAACAGGAGAAGGCTTGTTTAAAAATAAAGTTAGCCAGAAAGACGAATATATTCACGTTGAATTATCTCAAAACATTAAACCATTTATAAAACCAAAGTTTGGATATAACCGAGCCGCACCCGCTGCAATTACAAACCAAGGCGTATTTTTACAAGCTAAAATAACATTGACTAATTTTGATGGAAGCCAAACAAGTAGATTTACAAACACTTTCTTTTGCACGTTGGGGTATCGTTGGAATTACGAGCAAAATTTAACAGGAAATAACGGAGTAAAAAATTACGGTGCATCAGGTTTTATTGTGCCAGTCGAAAAATGGTTTAATCCAAAAATACATAATTATTTTGAGCAAACTTTTAATTTTACCCGAACGGTTGCCGAAGCTACAACTGCAAATATTATAAATTACATTCCGTTAACGCCAACGAAATTACGATGCACACTTGATCCGTGTTTAATTGTGTTTATAAACAAACTAGGACTTTGGGAGACTTTCACGCCGCACGGCAAAAAGACGGCAAGCGTAAAAGTAAATAGGACCATTAGTAATATTTCACACCGGGACCCGTCGCAGGTTGACAATACCTTTACTCATTCAAAACAAATAACTTCTATTGATGCCGAGCAATCGTATGTTATTAATACGGGTTCACTAGACGAAAATATGACTTCGATAATAGAGGAATTGATTTATAGTCCAATAGTTTATTTGATTAATTTTAAGGGGGATTTTGAAACAGTTACAACGGTTGGAATTACAATTGATAACGCAATAGTAAGCATCGACAATACTAATATTTCAATAGACAGCCAAAGTATAACGGATGAAGCAATCGGATTCTTTAAAACTCATCAGCAAATTCCAGTAGTGATAACAGATGAAGATTTTACGCGAAAAACAAGGCTGAACGATAGGATTTCGATTGATTATAATTTGAAGCTAGACGAAACAAATAATAAAATTAACAATATAAGATAATTATGACAATACAACAAACTAAAGAGAATTTTGATTTAATGATTGCAAATATATCAGATAAAAACGATGAAAAGTTAATTTTGTATCTAGGGAAATCAGATTTTAAAGAAAAGGAATACAAAGGGTACGAGGTAAAAAATATTTTTATTGAAGAGCAAAAAAAACCTTTGCTTTTTAATAAAAAATCTAAATATCATAAATAAAAATAAATGATAACAGAAGTATTCGTTTCACTTGACGGCTTAAATTACAGCAAACTTGACCTTATAAAGGACGAATCAATCCCAATGCGGTACACTTTTAAAGATACTCAAGATATTAGCAAGGTATTTTCGCCCTATTCTTTGAATTTTACATTTAATGCAACGCCCAATAACCTTAATTCATTGGGATATTTCGGTAATACGGACGTAATAAAAGCAACAGATTTGCGAAAAGTACCTACAAAAGTGTATGTAAACAGCATTTTAAACCAGACTGGACTGTTAAAATTAGAAAAAATAGTTTATAAAATGGGCAAACCTTCCGTTATAACTGCAAGTTTTGCGACAAATTTGACAAATTTAAAGGACAAAATAGGCGATGATAACATAAACGAACTGGGAAGCCTAGTAATTAATTGGAATCCTGCAACCGCAAAGGCGTTATTAACAGGTATTGCATCGGGAAACACACAAGGTACACCAATTAAATACTTCGTGCCTTTGGCATCCACTAATAGAGTAATACAATACGATGCCGATGGTTCGGGATTAGACAACGTTTTTTTTAATCCAGCAAATAGTCCAACGTCAAACAAAGTTTTAAAGTCAAATGAATTAAGGCCAGCTATTTCATTTAGCACAATAGTTGAATTAATTAAATTGAAATACGGTCTGCAGATTGTAGCACCGCTCGAAAACCGAACGGAATATAAAGACGCTTACATTTGGTGCATGGGTCAAAACTTTGGAAGCAAAACGCAAAGCAAATTTATTATTTTGCAAAACGCAACTACTTCAAATGCGGGATTTATAATTGATTTTAAAAGCGCAACCGATAGCGTAAAAGTCAAATTAAACGGGGCTTTGCTTTTAGATAAAATTTTGCAGCAAATAACTTTTGAAGGAATAAATTATTTAACCGCTTCCAATAGCGAATGCACGGTTAGAATATTTAGAGTTGGCGAAGATTTCCCAATTAAAACAGAAACTTTTACTTTAACGCAAAGCAGCGAAACAATCAATGTATTTTTAGAGACTGTTTTTTTTGATGCAAATAATGAAATTGAATATTTCATAAATTTGGAATTTACAAATTCAATTAGTTGGAGCAATGCGATTTTAAAAACCAGATTAGTCCGAACCATTTTTTTAGCACTTGAATTAACGCAAAATATAAACAACTTCCTACAAATGGGAGGTTCAAAAATAGACCTCATCAAATCTTTGCCAGAAGTAAAAGTAATTGATTTTTTAACTTCATTTCTAAAAGCTTTTAACATTGCAATTTTAGATGTCAACCCCGATGATGACAGTTTGTTTTTCTTTACGCCTCAAGATATTTTGGAAAACAAAAAAGAGGTCACCTATGTAGCCGATATTTCAGACGTCGAAAAGTCAACGCAGGACGATTTCAACTATTATATTTTTAAACACGCTGAAAGCAATTTTAAAAGCAATGTAGATTATAAAATTGGAGCGGGTCAGGATTACGGCCAAGCCTCTTTTCCTGAAACAAAACCACCGAACGCCAAAGAATTTAAAGTTGAAACTAATTTTACAATCATTCCAAGCGTCACTATTCCAGGAACAAATGCTACAACTATTTACGGATTCGAAGGAGGGCAGCCAGAAATATTAGACACGGGCGAAGCGAGGTACACGCCAAACTTTGGCGAATTAGTTTTGTTTTACTCGCAAGGAAACAAGCCGTTAAACGCATTGTTTGGAGTTCAAAGTTCTTTACAAAGTGGGGCGTTGGCTACACAAAGCATTTCATCTTACATTCAAGTTTTGCCCTACACAGCCGATAATAAAAGTTTTTCTTTTTCTGTTTTGGTTCAAAATAACATAGCATATAGAGACAATTTATTTAGTCGATATTACGCCGATATTATAAAAAGATACATTGACCAAAACGTAATGAAACAAGAATTTACGCTATATTTGAACGCAAATGAAGTACGGGATTTTAGGCTAGAAAATGATATTATAATTGGCGAAAATAAATTTACAATTGTAGATAGTACGATTGACATTACCACAGGAAAAACTAAATTAACATTACTTAACTACTAATGGAAGACAAAGAGCAAAAAATAAAAATCCAGTTTGACACGAACGCAGATGAAACAGCGGCGGCGGTTAGAAAATTAGAATCCGCAACTATAAAAGTTGAGGAAGCCGAAATTAAATTAAAAAAAGCAAATGATGCGCTAGCAAATTCAACGGGTAAATCGGTTGAAGAAATTCGAGCATTAGAAATAGCGCAAAGAAAGTCGGCTATTGCAACGGAGGACGCAAAATCACAAGTTGAAAAGTTAAGCAACACTCAGCAAAAAGCAGGAAAATCTAGTAAAGGATTAGGCGAAAGCATACAAGGATTAGACACCCCTATAAGCGGTGCAATTAGTGGTTTCAAAGCCTTGCTCGTTCAAATGTTTGCAATAGTTGCCAATCCTGTAGGAGCAATATTAGCGTTAATTGTAGGCGCCGTTGCGTTACTTGGCAAGGCTTTTTTGTCAACAGAATCAGGCGGGCAAAAACTACAAAAAGCATTGTCAGTTATTAGTGGTGTTTTTAGTGGATTGTTGAAAATTATTGAGCCGATCGCTAGCTTTTTAGTTGATAGGCTAATTAAAAACTTTGAATTAGCAGGGCAAGCTATATTAGTAGTAAGTTCGCTAATTCAAAAAGGATTAAAAGCTATCGGATTAGATTCCGCCGCCGCTGGATTAAAAGCATTAGAAGAAGGAGTGAATAGCAATATTAAAGCAAGTGAAAAACTTGCAGACGCCGAAGCTAAATTAGTAAAAGCAAGGCGTAACGCTCAGCAAACACAATTAGATTTTCAAAATAAAGCCGAAAAGATACGCCAAAAAAGAGATAACGATAGTAATTTATCTATCGCGGAAAGGTCAAAATTAAACGCACAGCTTGCAGGGGTTTTAAAAGAGCAATCTTTGGAAGAGTTGAAGATAGCAAATTTAGCTAAAACAGTTTCAGATTTAAGAATTGCTCAAGAGGGAGAAAGCAGCGCAAACCTTGACGAACGAGCGGAAGCATTATTGCAAATTTCGGATATTAACGAGCGTATTTCAGGCCAAGAATCAGAGCAACTTGCAAATGCAAATAGTTTAAGGAACGAACAAAAGGCACTAGACAAAGAAGCAGCAGCAGCAAAAGCCGCAGCCGATAAAGTAATTGAGGACGCACGACTTGCATTACTAAAAGAAGGAATTGACAAAGAAAATACGTTAAGAATTGCGAACGAGGACCTAAACGATAAAACAGAAGAGCAAAAATTAGCACGGCTAAAAGAACGAGCTAATCAAGAGGTTGAAATTTTAAAACAAAAAGGAATTGATACGGCTGCAATTACTATTCTAAACGCTGAAAAGTTCGCTACTTTGGAGCAAGAACTTGAAGCCAAAAGATCCGAGGAAAAATTTGCAAAAGATATTGAAACAAAAGCAACCGAAGCAGCAAATGAAAAGCTAGATTTTGAAAATAGATTAATAATTTTAGCAGAAAGAGATGCTTTGATTTTAGCAAATACTGCATTGACAGAAGAAGCAAGAAATAATCTGTTAAAACAAAATGTAGAGGTTAGGGCAAATATTGAAAAAGCCGAACAAGCTTTTAAAGAGCAACAACTGCAAAACAATATAGGTAATTTACAAAATATACTTTCAGTTGGTGGAAAGAAAATGCAAAATGTAGCCAAAGCATTAGCTATTGCGGACGTTGTAAGGACTTCGGCAAAATCGGTTTCTGAGAGTGTTTCTGGAATTGGTGCGGCAAACACTTTAGCACTAGCTACACCCGCAGCAGTTGCATCTTTGGGAGCAAGTGCGGTGCCAGTTATTGCGGCAAACACAATTCAAGGAGGTTTACAAATTGGATCAACTATTGCAAGTGCTGCAAAAGCAATACAAAGTATTTCATCAGGTGGTAAGTCCGCACCAAGTGGCGGTGCGGCAAGCGGTGGCAGAAGTAGTGGCGGTGGTTCGGCTGCAAGTGCAACCCCACAAGTAGCATTTCAAGCATCAAGCGAAAATCAAATCGGGAACACCGTTGCAAACAATATAAATTCACAACCACCGATCGAAGCGTTTGTTGTAAGCAAAACTGTTACCGATGCACAACAATTGGACAACAATAAAATTAATTCAAATTCTCTGTAAATGGCAAAAGAAAACAGAATAGTTGCTTACCCAAGAATGTGGTATGTTTTGAAATTACGTTTAGAAGCAAAGAAACGAGAGTGTTCGATTAGCGAAATTATTTGTGAAGCATTGTTTCAGTATTTTAGTAAGAAGTAGTATATTTGATTAACTTAAAAATATATTAATTATGGAACTAGAAAAAAACTTTGAATCATTACATCAATCTATTTGTAAAAATATTATTTCTAAATTAAACAATAAACTAGAAAAATATTTAATTGAGGCATTAAATAAAAAAGGTTTTGAATTTAAAAGCAAAATAGAACTTGAAAAATTTGTTACAGATAATTGCAGATGTGAAGACAATTTAAAAATTAAGCAAAGAATTTATTTTGTAAATAACATTCCTTTTTTCCTTCACAATTACGAAATGATTTACGAGCAAAAAAACAATTTTGATGAAGGTTTTAAAATGTCTGCTAATTATGGAACTTTTGCTTTTCTATAAATAACCATTTTAAAAGAAAGGAGATTAAAACCGCTACTTAATTGTAGCGGTTTTTTTGTGTGTTAAAGTTTGTTAAATAGTACCTAATAAGGTTATTATTTATATCTTTGTTTAAACTTAAAAATTATGGAAAACACTTGTATAAAATGCAACGAAAAAAAAGATGTAAGTTTGTTTGTGAAAGACAAAAGATTAAAAATCGGATTTCAAAACAAATGCAAGATTTGTTCCTCTTTAGATGCAAAAAAATGGCACGAACTTAATAAAGATTATAAAAAGGAATACCAGCATAAATATCGCAAAGACAATTATAAATCGGTTTGTTTGTCAGTAAAAGAAAGAGTTAATTTTTATAATAAAAACAACCCGATTAAGTACTTGGAAAATTACAATAAAGCAAACAGCACAAGGATTATAAAAATAACTAATTCTTATATAATAAATATTTTAAATAGAAAAGGATTTACAAAAGAACAAATTACACCCGAATTAATAGAAGTGCAAAGAATAATAATTAAAACAAAAAGATTATGCAAAACATCAAAGATTTAAGAAACAGTTTACTAGACAATTATGAAAAAATGAAGTCTAAAGAAATGGATTTAAAAGAAGGTAAAGAATTAGCAAATACCGCAGGAAAGGTTTTAAACTCATTAAAAATTGAGTTAGAATATAATACTTTAGTAGGAAATAAAAATAAAATTGATTTTCTAGAAGTGAAATAAAAAAATACATGAAAATTAAAAACAATCACTTTTTAGCAAAAGCCGTTGCTGAAATAAAAATTTACAAAACGCCTAAAATAATATTAACCTACATTAAAAGTTTAAAATAAACAACCCCGCACAACCAACTAATTAAACCCGTTACAAATCGTAACGGGTTTTTTTGTGTGCCACATTTTCAGATTTATAAACCATTAACGCAATCTTTGTATCTATGAAAGTTTACAAAGCAAAATTAAAAGCAGGTACTGATGTTAATTGTTTCTCAATAGTACTGGGGGCAGCAGTTGAAACTAAACTTTCAAAGTTTGCAGAGCAAGCAAACAAGCCCGTATTTTTTGCAAACCAAGAAAAGCGAATTATTTACTCGGTGGCAATGCGACCAAATAAGCAAATTTTTCGTAAAGATATAAACGGCGAACCAGCTTATATAACTTTTGATGCAGAGGAAGTTGAAAAGATGCAGCAGTCTTATTTCAAAAGCAATAACCAAGGGCTTGCAAAAATGAGTTTAAACCACTCAGACGAATCGATTACAGGCGTGTACCCGATTGAAAGTTGGATAGTTTTGAACCCTGAATTAGACAAAAGTAAAACACTTTTAATGGAAGATGTAAAGGCAGGCGACCTGATACTTGGCTTTAAAATCGACAACGATGAAGTTTGGGAAAAGTTTATCAAAACAGGCGAAGTAGATGGAATCAGTTTGGAAGCGTTTTTAGATTACGAAATTATTAATCCAATAAATATAAATATGAATACAGAAGAGAAAAAATCCTTTATCCAGGAAGTTATTGATGTTGCAAAGGCGCACTTTATGGCAGTACCTACAGCAAAAACGCCAGAGGAATTAGCAGCAGAAGAAGAAGCGGCAGC